GTTGTAGATGATGGTCGGATCAATCGGGATGGTCTGGATGCCCGTATTCTCGGCGGTGAACTGCGAGATAAGTTCATCAGGGATGGCGACACCGAGAGGATCTTTGACGGCGAACACACGGTAGCTGTTACCGGTGACGGTGTAGAGCCTGATCGCTGAAACCGTACCGTTCAGGGTCCAGGTATACCGCTGACCAACCGTCAGCTGCTTGGCAGTGAGCGTATCGGTGGGATTCGCACCGGTGTAGAGCGGACCCGGAACGCCGACATTCTGCGGGGCCAGGCGGTCAGTGGTGACTTTGTTGGCCAGGCCCGAATAACTGCCATCTATGGCAAAGTCGAACTCTTGATAGGTCCCCGGCACCCAATCGCCTACCCACGTAACCTTGCCGTGGGGGTTGTAAGCAGTCTCATGGTCGGATGTCCACTCCTCCAGCGCCCCGGCACGTATCGACACGCCGGACAGCGCCGTTTCCACCTGACGAAATTCCTCTTGTGCCTGCCTGCGCGGCTCTCCCTTAAGCGCCGGCAATTCCTTGTGGTGATATTCGTCCTGAGCAAAAGTCATTACCGGCGCCCCGCCTCCGAGTAAACAAGCGAAAGACCACCAAGACGCCACGAAGCATCTTGCTGTGAGATGACACGAAAAGCCGTGGGCTGCCCGGTAACCCGAACGTTAAGCTTGCGGTCTATACCTACCCGAAAGTCTTGTTGGGCTGTCCAGTGCACGGTCTGGCCTGGAGTCCATGCCGCGCCGATCTGGATCTGGACCGTGGCGTCGCCCTCCATCTCCGGGAAAATCTGCTTGACGGTGACTTTCTGCGGCATGTCGGCCAGCAGGAAGCCCTGACGCTCAGCCGTGCAATACTTCGGGTTTCCTAGATGGTCTGTGTTTGATTTATCTGTCTGAAATATGGAATTCGTGGTAGCCAGGGTTAGCCCGCGCTCTGACGGGTTGTAGAAGGACGCCCCCCAGGAATCGCTCCAGGTCTCCCAAGTGATGCCATCGTTGTGAAGCTCTTGCCACGTCCGTCCTACACTTTCGTCAGTCGAGAGATGGCCCATACACATAGAGACGAGGGCAGGGTACTTTTTCGGAGTCCAGCTATTGTCCCGCAAGTTGAAAACAAGCACGGTATCAAAAGTAGTGCTACCTGCCGGTACAACGCCCACCCATATCTGCTCGCGATCAGGATGTGGAGCGACGGCGGTCATGTCTCGGCTGTCGTTATCGATGGCAACCGCCAGCCGCTCCTTTATGCGCCGATCCGTTATAGACTGCGTCGTCTGCCCGTCGAATACCCGGATGTCGCCGGCATCGGCAAAAAAATGAACATCACCCAGCCGAGCTACTCCGCGCCATGAATCACAGCCGTGATCAGAAATCAGCCGCTCGAAACCCATCACAAGATTGTCATTGCGCAAATACATCCTGTAAACAGAGTCGGCCTTGTAGATAATCAAATCGTTGTGCCACAACTCCGCAACGGTCAACACGCCAGATGTGTCGCGGAGCTGCACAGACCCAGCCAGCGTGGTGGGGTCGGCGAAGTCCCACGATTGCGGAACCTCTCCCTCGGCTGCGGCGTCAGACCAAGCTACGCGAAATTGCGGGCCGACGATTGTGCCATCGTCGAATTCCAGGGCCACCAGGAAGTTGCCGTAGGCAATCACTTGAGAGGCGATCCATCCGTTGTAATCCCATCCGGGAAGAGGTTTCATTCGCCCAGCCTCTCCAGGCCAGTAGGACGGCGAGCCCTGTGACGGCGTCACTACCAAGATCCCCAAAAACGTCGTATACGTCACCCTGCCAGCAAAGGGCAGCGGGCTATCAGTGGCCTCGTTAAGATCGCCCCATGTAGTGCCGGCAGACTCCAGGCCTGACCAAAGCGTGCCCTCGTCATGAAAGTCTTGCCAAGTCTCACCAGTGCCAGCTAGTGCCGTTGGTGTAATGTCTTGCCAGCCTCCACCATCGGAGGCGAACACACCAACGCCGTCCGAAATGATGAGCCAGGAAGAAACAAGGCCCTCGAACCGATACGTGTAGAGCGGTTCGCAAGGCGGAGAATCTTCAACGATGGTCTCGCCCCAGGCGGAACGAATGTCTCCGGACTCCGTGTCAATGTTGGACATTGCCGACCACTCCCCCACCTGTAGGAGAGTCGGCTGTACGTCGACGTTGAGCGCCGAACTACCGAAGTCTTCAATACGTACTAGGGGCATAGCTGACTAATCGTATCGCAAATCGAAGTGGTTAAAGCACCACCATTATCTCCCTCGACAGTCGAATGTTCCGTCTGCTCGTTGGTGAACCACCGTTGAGTCGTCATAGCGCTGCGCCGGTCAGTTGCGCGGTAACAATGACGATGGTCACCCGTAACCAAGTCCTGCATCCAAACCTGATCTACAGCAGGATCGGCAGCTTCGGACACACTACGCTGGACCAAAAGCAATGTGGGATTCTGCTCGTCTCCAGGGTAGATACCGGTTCCCCACGCAAAAGGGGCGTTCTGAATAGAAATTCGTGTCGTTTCGATGACGTACGTATTGTACGGCACCACATCTTTGCCGAGATTCCACCAAGCATCTGAAAAATCTAATGCTGCAGCAGGTAGCGTGTTATGGAAACTTGCCTGCTCAAGTGCTACTAACCGCTCCTCAATAGTCTTATCGGCGGCGGCATCCTTAAGGGCATTCAATTCCTCAGCCGAGACAATAACCACGGATTCGCCGATGGAGGCGAACTGCGTGGTTAGAGCCCGCTGGATCTCCATCAACCACTCATTGCCAAAGCCTGCATTCACCGATTTCAGTGGCCTGCCGCTGTCCATCTGTGGGATAGATGTCATTGTGGGCGGTGAGCTCATAAGCTGCTCCTAATATTCAGGAAAAACTGGGTTGTCGCTTTCATTTGGACCCTTTTCGCTCGTGCTTAGGCTTCCAGCCCTTGTTCCTCATCGATCCGTATACATAAGCCCCCGCACGAGCCGGTGAGAAGCCCTTTTTCTTGGCCTCCCGCCTAAGTCTTTGTTCCATCTTCTTAGGCATCATCGCCTCCGTATGGGCGCGCTGCGTGCGACAGAAGCTTCTGCGTCCTGAAGACGCAAAGCCGCCACAATCCCAGCGAAAGCATTTTCGTAGCGAGACATTTCTTGCTCAGCCTCTTTCGAGAAGCGAGCCGCCTCGCACAAACCGGCGTACAAATACAAGTCCGGAGCTTCGTCCAGCAACCAATTTGTGTTTAAGGTTGCCAATGGCGTAGTGCGAGAGTAATACTTGAGGACGAAATCGCCGATGTCAGGGCTGAAGATTAGCGTTCGCCCGTCAATCGCCCAAATGTTGGTGTTCGAGCAACTGGAGGTTGAATTCTGCGCCGCAACCACCTCAGCCGCAGGACGAAATGCGTACTTGGCGCCGCTCAAAACAGTAATGCGGTCTACTTCCACGCAATCCGACGGCCACCGGTAGAAACCCGTGCCGCCGTCGACAGACAGAGACTTAAGGTTGCCGGCCAGGTGTACGGCTCGACCAATGCGCGCTTCACCAAGCTCCACAATCAGCGCAATATTCGCCTCTATATCAGCTTCTCCTTCGAGGTCGGGGAAGTCGATGATTGCCTTTTTTAGCGTGACGTAGTCCAACATAACCCCCTGATCATTGGCGCACCGCCTAGAAGTGCGCCGGCATGGTTAATTTCCTGCGGCCATCGGCTCTACCGGCTGCGGCGGAAGATAGGCTTCCGCCTGGTCCAGCCTTGCGATGATGCGCTCCAGCCTGGCGCAGTAGTCCTCATGCTTCAAGCAATCCGCCCGTGCTAACCGAGCTTCCATAAACACCCTGGCGTCGGTAAAGCTCTCCTCTACCTTAACCTGCTCCTCTTCGGAGAGCAAAGACGCACACCCGGCTGCGACGCCCAGGCAGAGGGTTATGGTTACTGCCTTTGAAAGATAAGCCTGTGTCATTTTACTCTTACTCCGCTCGCTTTACGTTGATTGAGCCGACTAGTCAACGTGCGGGCTGCTTTTTTTACTGCCCGAGCGTTAGTTGCCGTCGACGTTCTCTTCGGACCCGTATGGGGTCTTCTTTTGCTGCCTTTCATTCGTGCCTCGCGCTGCTGTAATACTCTGGTAAGCTACCGAGTGCTTCCAGGCGTTGTACGTCTTTGATGGCTGTGAGGGCCTTCGATCCGTGCGTGGTGTACCACTGTTCCCAACTGTGATTTCGGGTCTCACACTCATATGAATATCGCCGGCAGTCGTGGCATGCATCGTCACCAGCAGGTAGCCTGCTAGAAAGGAACCCGCTAATACCACCGCCAGCAGTGAAAAGGACAAGGAGCCCCGTGACTGCCTTTCCCGTAAGTGTGAACTCAATTCGGTCATGATTCCTGCTTCCGTCATTCATACTTTTCGTTACCTTGTTGAGTCCCAACCAAACTCGCTTGTTTTGCTAGGGCTTCTTTGAGCCCTTTCCCTCGCTTTTTAGGATTCGCGGTCCAATTCCATCCAAGTCTAATCTCCTACTCCGAAAAATCTTGCGCCGCGCTGCGCAGAAATTCTCGATTCATGGTGAGGTCGAACCCGTCGCTTGTCACGTAGTTCAGTCTTTTAACCATCGCTTTGAAAGCGAGCTGTCGGTAGAACTTGTCGTTCTCCTTCGCTATGTCGTCAGCCGTATCGATGTCATCCAACAAGCTCCAGAGTTTTCCAACGATATGTTGCAGCCCCTTCACATCAGTGTAGTCGGCCAGCGGTATTCCGTGGGGCTTCTTATTTCTGTAGGATGCAGCCTCCATCCCATTGATTGTGTCGCGCATGTCGTTCATGATTTCGCCAACATACATTAGTCATCCCCAACATCCAAAAGTCGTGTCCAAGTGGTGCGCCCAACAATACCGTCAGGCGTTAGCCCTTCGGATTCCTGGTATGCAATGACCTGTTCGTACAGCCAAGACGTGAAAGTATGGTTTGGTGGCTCGGGTTGCGGAATGCCCAACAGTCCCCGGACCCAAGAGACATGCGGGTGAATGTCCCCGATCCCGAGCTGTGCTAGATTGACCGTGACGGCGATCATCGGGATCGTAGCCTTTGGCGGCTCGCCAGGCTGGGCAGGTCCGCCGCCCATATAGCCCTCGGCGTCCAGACCTAACTCGAACTTGTAGTCGAAAACCGGGCATTCCTTGGCCGCTACTTCGCGGTGTCCACGGAATCGGATTCCGTTGTAGGCCTCGTTGATCTCGCTACAGATCCGCCGGAGGGCGTCGAGTTGGGCCTGGTTGAAGTCCGAGACGGCCAGACCATTGAGAGAAATAGCGATGGAGCCGGTGTTGTACCCGCTCTGCGCCGCCGGGACTTGCTCGATATCTCGGCCATACTGGATCTCCCCCGAGGTGCAAATCAGATAGTGGTACCCAATCGCCGACCAGCCGTTGCT